ATTAGATTTAGCTAATTCAATGGATTGATCAACGCTTAAATTATTAATGATTGTTGAAACATTATTTACATTAGTTGGATAATGTTCTTTGATTACCATAAAATTAGGCTTTAGTTCGATAATAATATCAGACCATTCAAAAACAGATGATTCCAATTCTAAAACATTTAGTTCATCTAGAATAAAATTGCTATATTTATCAATAATTAATCTAATATTTTCAGATGTTCTAATTAAAACTTTTTCCAAGGGGGATTTCATTGAAATGCTATTTTTTGATCGAATCCCGTATACCAAACCAATAACATTTAAAACATGGATCATCTCATCCGCCATTGTATTAAGATCCGGACTAATATTAAGTTTAACAAAATCAGTAAGTTTGACAAGATGGATACTCTCAGGTAAGTTTGATCCAACCGAACCAGCTGATCCAACTGATCCAACTGATCCAACTAATCCAACTAATCCAAACTTACCAAATTTGGAGATTCTACCATAAGCATATTCAGCAAAGAATGGCATAATTGGTGCAGCACAAATCATTAATTGTTGTAGCAAATATCCAAGTACATATAATGAGTCTTTCCAACTTTCAGGATCTGTTTCGGTATTTTTACCTTTGAGAGAAAATCTATTGTATTTAATGTATTGATTATTTAACATTTCAACTACATTATTGAGGGTTCTAACAGCATCCGATAATTGATATGAATTTAAATAAGTAGAAATCATTTGAATTTGTTGACCGATATATTTGACAGCATATGCATCCAATGGATTAGAAGTATTAAGTTTGTCAGTGAAGATTAGATCATTAAAATTTGTTGAATTTTCCTGATTATATTTTTGGACATATTCAGAGAAGAAATTAATAGAGTTTTTAAGTGGGATAATAATATCCTTGACCATTGAATTAACACCAGCCTCATTAAATTTTAAAACATCTGCCTTAGTTGCTGGAGAATTGAGTAAATATAATCTGAGCGCATCCGAACCATATGATCTAACAACATTCATTGGATCAGGATAATTTTTAAGTCGTTTAGACATTTTCTTACCATCTGATGCTAATACAAGACCATTAACAACAACATTCTTAAAGGGAACATTATCAAAAAGAGCGGTAGAAATAACTAATAGAGTATAAAACCATCCTCTGGTTTGATCAATTCCTTCAGCAATAAAGTCAGCTGGAAATGTAATCTTATCTGTCTTGAATGGATAACCAATAGAAGCATAAGGCATAGATCCAGATTCAAACCAACAATCGAACACGTCTGGTATACGTCGATATGTTTTATCATCAGACTTAAATTCAAGATGATCAATTTTATCTCTATGAAGATTAGTAATAGTATTTGGTTCCAAACCACAAAGTTTTTCTAGCTGTTTACTAGATTCAATAACCATATAGTCAGCAGGATCGGAAATATTAGCCCAGATAGGGATAGGAGTACCCCAATATCTACTTCTGGCAATACACCAATCCTTTGCCGAACTAAGCCAATTATGGAAGCGACCAGTACCGACATTTTCTGGAACCCAATTAATTGTTCGATTAAGTTCAACCATACGATCTTTAAGTACTTCAACATTAACAAACCAAGATCGAATTGCTCGATACATTAGAGGTGTATCAGATCGCCAACAGAATGGATAATTATGTTTGTATTTATTTTGGTAAAAGAGTTTAGAAGATGCTTTTAGTTTAGACAAGATTTGGGTATTTACATCAGTTTGTTTATTAGTAGGTTTGTCAGTAGATTTTGCTTTGGAATCTAATTTATAGAACAAACCACCAATATCTTCCAAAGATTTTAATCCTTTGACGAAAAATCCTTCTTCATCAATTGACATAAATAGCTCATCTTTTTTTGAAATAATACCATTTGCAATGCAACAATTATAATCATCTTCACCATAAGAAGGTGCAATATGAACTAAACCAGTTCCATCTGAATCGGTAACAAAATCTGCACCAATAATTTGGAAAGCCTTAGATTGATCACTTAATGTATCAATAGGATAAGAATCAAATAATGGTTGATATTTTAGACCAATCAAATCTTTACCATTAAAAATTGTCAAAATATTAAATGATTTCTTAACCTGACCAAATAATTTATGAATCAAATCATTAGCCATAATATAATACTCAGTAACTGATTCTGATTCTGATACTGATTCTGATACTGATTCAACTAAGGCATACTTAATATTTGGTCCGACAGCGATTACCAGATTAGATGGTAAAGTCCATGGAGTAGTTGTCCATACCAATAGATTAATATCCAAATCTAAATCCAAATTTAAATCACACTGAATAAATTGTTTAGTAGCTTGTAGTTTAAATTTAACATAAGCAGTCGTATCATCTACCTCTTGATAATTTTGAGCAGTTTCAAAATTAGATAGAGGTGTTTTGCAACTAACAGAATATGGCATTACCTTATAAGATGGATAGATTAGATTCTTTTTTGCCATTTCAGAGAAGACCCACCAGACGGATTGCATAAAGTCAAAATCCATAGTTTTATAATCATCTTTAAAATCTACCCATCTGCCCAATCTACCCATGATATTTTCCCATTCGGATGCATATTTTAGAACGATATTTGCACATGCATTATTATAATTATCGATACCCCATTCTTCAATTTGTTGTTTGGAAACAATTTTGTATTCCTTTTCAATTTCATATTCAATGGGTAGTCCATGAGTATCCCATCCGGCTTTTCTTGGAACAGTTTTTCCATTCATTGTTTGGAATTTTCCAATAGTATCCTTGATAAATCCAGCTAAAATATGTCCATAGTGAGGTAGACCAGTAGCGAATGGAGGCCCATCATAAAATACATATTCAGTAGTTTTATCGGAAATTTGATCAATTGATTTTTGAAAAATGTTATTAGTTTCCCACATTTGTTGAATTTCCTCTTCTGGGATAACTGGACCAATGGTTTTTGTTTGTTGTTCCATTTGTTGTTAATATTATATGATTTAAGTAATTAATCATATAATTTTATAAAAGAAAAAAGTGCAATTTTTTGAATATTTAATAATTTATTAAGATTGTTAGAAGTCATCTATAGTAAATATAACATCGATTTTTAATACATTACTCATAAGATGAATAGTATTTATTAAATTTTTACTATTTAGATAACATTTAACAAGCAATAAAATATTAAAAACAAACGTAATATTTTTATTTGCCAAATGATCATATAATATTTCAGTCAAAAGATAATTTATAAAAGTTATTCCACAAAACGTAACACATATAAAATTATATTTTTTAACATAAAACTTCTTATCATAATTATCTAATCTATTAAAATATTCTGATTTAATAAATATATTCGCATGATTTGTATATTTTTTAATGATATAATTAACAAATACACCATATGTAAAAAATAATAAGAATTTTACTTCATTTATATAATCCGATACATAATAGATTGTCATATTATTTAATTTTTTAATAATAATATTTCTCGGGTAATTTTAATTTTATTCAATTTTTATTCAGTTTAATTTAGGTTTAGATTTAAGTAATCATCAGAATCACATTCTGATTCCGAATCACAATCACATTCTGTTATATCATTATCGGATTGTGATTCAGGATTTGTCTGATCTGTTTTTTCAGCAAGTTCATCTTGTTTTTTTTTAATACTATAAATTAGACGAACCATATTTTGTACATCATTTAATTGTTGGGTAGATTGGGTAGATTGGGTAGGTTGGGTTGGTTGGTTTGGTTGGGTAGATTGTGTAGATTGGGTAGATTTGGTAGGTTGGGTAGATTGGGTTGATTGAGTTGTTTTGAATGGTTTTTCTTTAGCTATATTATTTTGTAAGTGATTAAATGATTCAGAATTAAACAAAGAAGGGCCATTAAAATAATCATATTTTTTGTCATATATTGATCCAAAAGTTAAATTAGAAATATTATTATGATGAATTGGTTTATTTGTTTGTTCAAATATTTCAGATCCAATTGGTTTTTGTTGATTAAGTTGATTGATGGGATTAACAGATTTAACAGATTGTTTTATTTTTTTATTACCAATATTTTTGAGAATAACCTCGCTTAAATTTAAAATCATATCTTTTAAATGTTTAGTAGGATTTAATTCATCATTATTAGATTCAGAATCAGAATCAGATTCAGAATCAATATATTGTTTAACTGAAATTTTTTGCCTATTAGTATTAGTAGCTGAATTTGAATGGTTATCATATTCAGTTCCAGTATATTTAAATACCATATTAGAAGGAACTATATTAACCCATTTATTATCTTCATCAAGTAATAAAACATCAGATTTAATAATTTTTAGCTTAGTACCTGGCTCAATTGTAATTTCTTGTAATCCATTATTGGTAATAGCAAAACCATTCATATAGAAACTAACATTATTAACATATAATTTATTTTCAGCAAGTGCTGGATTAGATTTTTTATTAGATTTAACAGATTTTGCTAATGATTCATATTTTCCTGCTCTAGAATATCCAACTGGAATAGAACTTTCGTCTTCTGGATTAGATTTAATACTAATATTTTTTTTATAATTAATTTTTAATTTACAGCCATTAATTGTGCCATGAATATTTGTAGTATAAAATAATTTAGTATCAGACGATAATTTTACTGGAGTAGATGATTCAACAGTGGATTTAATATATTCACCTGCGCAAATATATAAACAAGATACAAGTTCTGAATTAGAATGTGTATCAGAATGTATATCAGAATGTATAGAATTTGTTGGCGGTATATATTGACCATCTATTGTATATGTTCCTTGATTATTATAATTTATTTCAATAGGTTGTCTTAATTCCGCATTTCTAAGATCATATACTGATGATTGATTACAAAATTGTTTATGCATTTAATTATATTAATATATATTATTAAATTGTAACTGTTTAAATAAAAAGAAGAGAAAAAATAAAAAATAATAACAATAAAAATAACTAATAAATTAGGACCGTTATAAATATACAACATTAATAGGTAGTTATAATTTATATAACTAATTTATCTTAAACTGCGTTAATATTAACTTAAAAATATATAGTTTATTGATATATATATAATAATCAATATGTCTGAACAAACTGTTACTACATCAAGTGCTCCTAAAGCCGAACGTTCTAATGCCAATGTTAGCTGTAGATTAAGCTATGATTGCTTAATGGCTTCTACCAAATCATTTGTTAATAATTTCAATAATCTTACTCCTGAAGAGAAACTTGAATTCAAAAGTTTGAATAACTATGTAAAACAATTAGAGAAATGTATGTTATCTCTTCGTAATAATGGCCAAGTTAAGGTACCAACTGTGAAACGTGTTACTAAATCTGCTCCTACTAGTCAAGTAACAGTAGCCCCAGTAGCTGTTACTTCAGTTGTGCAAGAAGCAACAGCTCCCAAAGGAAAGGGAGCTAAACCAAAGAAAGCCTCTTCTAAAGAAGTTTCTCCTACTGCTCAAGTAGTTGAAGAAGTTAAAGCAGCCCAAGCAGCTCCAGTAAAACGTGGTAAATCAGGTAAACAAGCAGCATCTTCTCCGGCCCAAGAAGAACCTGTCAAGGAAGTAGCTCAAAAGGTTGCAGTTGCTAAGAAAGGTGCTGCCAAGAAATCTGCCTAAACTTAAAGCTAAACCTCAAATTAAGATAAAGAATTTAATATTTAAATACTAAATTCTTTCTCAAAAAGATTGAAATGTATTAGATATCAGATACATATTAATTATTCGTCTTTATCGTCAGTATCTTCTTTAATTTCTAATTTTTCTTCATCAACTTCTTCTTGTTTATTCTTTTTGCGTTCGGCATTAATGTTATCTTTGAATTTTTTGAGTAAATCCAACAAAACAGTTAATGGTTGTTTATTTTTATTTTCTATAAAATAAGATGGATCAGTATCATATAAATCTCTGATTAAACCCATAGTATATGATTTTTTGCTAATGGATTTAGTATGGCGGAGATAGTGTGCGGTATTTTCTTGTGCTAAGTTTAAATTTTGTTTAATAATTTTTTTAGTAACAGGATTGCGATTTTTTGTTTCTTTTAATAATGATTTAATAAAATAAAAATTTGATGCATAAGTTCTAAAATCCTTAACAGAAAACCCTTTTCCCATTTTTTCCTGAATGTATTGATTAAGATCAACATCGGTTGCTCTCAAAATATTACCTGCATCTGATTTATATTGAAACATTTTTTCTCCATCTAAATCCATCAATGATTTAATTTCAGCAATTAATTCAGGATCATCTAATGTATATTGAACTTGTTTATTAGATTTTGCTTTAAAATTGAATTTAACTTTTTTTTCTTCAATTTTAACATGTGATTTTTTCATAGAAGTAATACCATATGATTTATTAGTTTTGGCATATACTTCTTTACCAACTCTCATAAAAAGCTTTTGTACGATTTTTAACATAGTACTAATTGTACGATTTTTTGAAAATAATGTACCGTTTATATCTGTATCCATTGCCTGATCTAATTTATGGATGGATTTTATAAATTTATATAAGCGCAAAAATTTATCAATATTCGCTTCTGCTATATGATTCTGATTATATCTATATTGTTTTCTTCCTTTTGCATCCATTCCTGTTGCTTGGATTTTAGAATTAGGATCGGAACTAACCCAAACATCTATATATGCGGGAGCTAAACCAAGTTTATTAATACGAATTAATTCCTCAGAACTAACTTCCTTATTATTATCAATATGATAATATTTAAATTTAGTTTTTGGAACACCTTTTTTATCTAAATCATTTTGATCTTCATATTTTACTCTGTATATACCTTTTTTCTTTTTTTTCATTTGATCATCATATGCCATTTCTCTCCCAAAATCAGGATGTAACATTGGAATAATTCTTCCCAAATTTTGGTCATTCCTTAAATTAAATGTATTAAAATTAAAATCAGATTTAGTTTTTTCATATAAACCCATAAAATTATCAAACCATGATACATTATTTTGCTTAGAAGGTGTTGAATCTGAATTAGTTGAATCTGAATTAGTTGAATCTGAATTAGTTGAATTTGAATTAGTTGAGTAAAATTTTTTTTTCAAAGAACTATGAAGAGATCCGCCATAAATATCAAAAACAGTATTATTTTGAATATTTTCTTTAATATTAGATTTAGTTTTTGTTGTATTTAATGATTCATATAGTTTTATAAATTCATAATAATTTATGTTATAAGATTTTGACATAAGGTTCTTAATAATATTAATCTAACAAAAATAATTTTTAATAAAAATAAAACTTGAAAAGGAAGAATAAATATTTTTCGTTTCAAGTTAGGGCGAATTGGTTAGATATACCAACCGATTCGGCCTCCAGACGTCATCTTACGACGCCAAATCCTGGAGCTCAACGTCGGCGGTGTCGAGCTCAACATCCAGCGAGACATCGAGCGAGACATCGAGCTCGGCCGCTGCAAACTCCTCAAACAGCGCTCGGCGGACTGACTTCCCGCGCTTGGGAAAGTCCTTGTGCATCTGCGCAAGAACATCCTTGTTCAGGCGGAAGGGGCTCGTCTTCCTTGGCGCTGCAGGACAGATCTTCTTCGCATCATTGAGGCAGCGCGCGTACTTACGCATGCTGCTGTCCTTGGCCCGCTTCTGCTCAACGGAGCCCTCGTAGGCCATGCTCTTGATCGAAGCAAACATCCTGCTATTGATTACACTAATATAAATTAAATGGACCACAGATAAAAAATTTTTTTCAATTTTTTATCACAATGGACATGAATGTTTTTTTATTTGTATAGTATTCATATAAATTGTACCATTTTCAGACATTTCTAATTTAGGCATAGATTCCTCAATAAATATATCAAATAATTTTGGATCACATCCGATAATAACCATAGAATCAGCAGCTCCTTTTAATATAATATTTTCACCATATAACCACCAATCATTTTGAATTAATTTTTTATATTCATCAAATGGAATATTTATTCTATTTGCAGATTTTTTGTCAAAATCATTAGACATTGTTTCAATCATTTTTAAATAATTCATAGTATTAATTAAAGGTCCTTTTATATTGTGTAATATCATTTGATGTTGCATTATAATAGAGCTGCTCATAATATATCTTTTATCACAACTTTGAAAAATCAAAAAGGCCATTGAAAAAGCATTTTTAGCAATACATTCAATAGATTTTCCAATTTTGCTATAATAATTTAATTGATTTATTAATTTACTACCTTCTTCAACATTACCTCCAGGTGAATCAATATATACGTATATTATGTTTGTATCAGAATTAATTTTAGATAAATCTGTAAATAATTTCATAATGCTTTTTTCATTAATTTCATCATTAATCGTGATGAAATTATTCGGCTTTAAGGTAATTAATTGCAAATTATTCGGTTCTAATGTAAATTGAGAGTTTGCAAATAATACAAAAAATAATAAACATAAAATAGTTCTAAACATAGATTATTAGTTTAATAATAACCTTTTTAAGCTAATAATCTATGATAAAATAATTTCAAATTATTTTGTTTTGTTTTTGTTCTATCAATTAGACAAAACAAAACAAAATAATTTAATTAAATGTCAGAAACTACTCATTTTTAATAGCGGATGCTGAAAATTATGCGTCTTATAAAATCGAGAAACATGAAATTCGCCCTCATCAATTAATTTCTTTAATGAAATACCAACAATTCTACCACTTACATCAGAATAGAAAATATTTTTAATAATATATCCTCTCTTTGGTGGAAGAGTTGTCATGTCAATAATACACTTAATACATGGCTTAGACATTCCAATTTTACCAGTTTGCGAAGTACGAATAACAATAATATCGATTTTCTTTAAATGCTTCCGATTATTGGGGCGTGATGGTAAATTATTAATTGCATTTGCTTCAGCATGAGTAGTTCCCACGCCCCTATTAATATCATACATGTTTATCCCATAACTTAGTACATTTAAAATACGACCCTTTCCCTTCAACAGCGCAGGCGATATGGTGCGAGGTACCACACTCGCACATATTTGACTTAATTAGTCCGGAACGAAGACGATTAACATCAGTATTCGACGGGAGACAGAGCCTCCGCAGGCACAACTTATCAATAAAAGATGAATTCATTTAATATATTCTTTAATTATATTAATAAATTAGTTATTAATTACAAGATTAAAACTAATTCAATTTTTTATAA